ACCAATGCCAGAGCAATTTGCGTTTACTGGGTCTGAATTAAAGAAAACAGATAAAGGTGACATTTATGTTCTTAAGGGCAATGACGGCTTAGACTATGACCCTAAAACAAAACTTCCGATTTTTGACCTAAATGCTTTTGGAGAAGGGCTACCACCAGAAGTTTGGTCTGGATCTTCTACTTTTGTTGATGATCAAGGCAGCATAACCACTCCTTCTGTATCTTTGCCGGGAGAAAATTCTTCCGACGCGATTGATTATGCAAACAGTTTAACAGGAAACATACAAGGTGGTGGTTTTCCAGCAAATCTTAATGTTGCCCGTCCTGCTCCGTTTCTTTCTCCAAATCAAATTGAATCCGCAGCAAACTTAGACTCCAATCCTTTACTTGGAACCCGAAGCGGAGATAACAGTGACTTACCTGCAATAGAAGCTGCTAATCAGGCTACGCTTAAACCTCGTTACATTACGAGTGAAGGGAAAGAAGAAGAAACGCAAGGAACTGAGATGACCTTGGCGGAAGTGGAAGAATTAACAGCCAAAGGAGTAAAGGTTAATGCTGTTCCATTAGGCGGAGGAAAATTTCGTGTCACTGAATCAACTTTTGGCAATAAGCCATTGGTAGAGGTTAACACTGGTCAAACAAATCAGCAAGAACGCTCTAAGAAGATGGATGCAATGTTGTTTGAAACAAAAAAACAACTTGAAGGAGCTTCTCAAAATAAAGACAGCATAACGAAAATGGTTAATCTTCTTGATGAAGGAGTCAAGACAGGTTTTGCTAGAGATACTATTATGAAGTTTAATAGGGCATTTGGAAGAGATGTTTCCGATGCTGAAACATTTAAGTCTGTCTCTGGTGATGTTGCTATGGGATTCATCAATCTTACTAAGGGTGCTATCTCCGATAGAGAAATGACGTATTTCACTACTACCTTAGCTCCAAACCTTGGAAACACTCCAGAAGGTAATAGGAAAATAGGCAAGTTTATGCTTGGCGCAATCAAAAAAGCAGAGAAGATTGAAAAGGTCATATCCGAAGGCTTAAGCGAAGGCAAGAATGCATTTGATATTGATAAAGAGGTCAGGGCAATTAGGAATGCTGATGATCTTCTTACTGATACATCAGAAAATGAATCCTCTCCTGAAAAACCACAAAGCGTAGGCGACAGACTTAGAGCTTTGCCACCAGCCCAATGACACCAGAAGAAAGAAAAGCAGAGTTCAATAAACTTGCTCCTGTTGCAATAAAAGATGTTGCGGGGCTTATTGACGAAAACTTTGCGGGATTTCAAAAAGCGCAAGAGAATTATCGTAGCCAGCTTCCAGTTGGAGACCCTAGATTGCTTGAGCCAGCCTTAATCCCTGCTGACTTCCTTTCAGAAGAAGGAATGAAGCAACGTGGATTGCTTGATGAGAAAGGAGAAGCGACCAAACTTGGTGAAGACTATCTTCTTATGGAGGATGAAGGCTTTATGAGAGCGGGCAAGCTAACTGAGAAGGGCATGGCTTACACCGCCGACCCAGATGAGTTACTTCCTGTCGATGAGGTAAATGACTGGACATTGCTGACAAATTCTTTTGATGTGGATGAAAGTGGCAAGTTTTCAGACCCAAGTGTTGAAAGTAAATATCAACAATTTCAAATCAGAAAAAAAGAAGGTCTTGATAAAGCTGAGGGTGGCAATATTTTCAAACAACTTGGTGAAGGTCTTTTAAGTTTTGGGCGTGGTGTTTACAACGTAACCCCACTTCCAACCATGAAGAAAGTGGTGACGGGTGAAGGCATTTCTCCATCGGAAGAAATAACAAAGCGAGCAGCGGCATTGTCTGGAGCTTTGAACATAATGGGCGATACCGCTGTTAAAAGCGCAGCGTTTTTTGGACAACCAATTCTTAGTGATGATGAGGATGATCGGAATGATTTTATTGTTGCTACAAGGGTAAAGATGAACAGGCTTGCAACAGAGCCAGAGGCTTTGGATGCAATTACCGGAACAAGCGTCATGGCAGATGCATACGCTAAAACGCTTGAAAACTACAACGAACGATTTGGCGAAGCTGGAGAGAATAAACTGCAACAAGAACTGCTTGACACTAAAGTAGCCGGACAAGTTCTTGGCGACCCATTGAATGTCCCTATTGCTATTGCAACTCAAGGGGTGGGGCTTCTAGCTAAAGTGGGAACCCTTGCAAGGGTTAGCAAAAGTGTAAATATCGCCAATCAAACTTCCGCTAGGATTGCAAGATTCAATGCCGCTGCCCCTAAGGTTGCACAACAACTCGATGAAGCGACAAAACTAAATCAAACGCTTGTTAAGCAACTAGATGACGCTGTAAAAACCGGACAAACTGACATAGTTGCAAAACTTACCCCAGCAGTAGCTAACAGCACAAAGGTAGTCGATGACCTAACTAACAGCGCGACAAAGATGCAGGAAGGCTTGCTTGTCAATGAGACAGCAAGAACAAAAGCACTGACTGAACTTGCTGAGAAATCAAAACCACCTGATTTCTCAAGAAAAGCGACTGCCGCTATGGTAAAGGGCGTTGAAGTTGCTGCTGAAAATATGGGAAATGCTGCTGCTTTTACAAACCGAGGGCTTAGGGCAGTAGAAAAAGTTATTGGACGTTATCGGACAGGACAGTTAGCTACTGGTATTTTTGTTGCAAGTAATCCTGCTGCACAAGCTACTCTTGCTGGGTATCTTTCCGCTAGGATGGGACTAGCTGTTGCTCCAACGATTCTACGTAAGACTGCAAGATTTGCAAACGTAGTTGGGGATGAGCTTGTCCAGATGAAGAACTCCACTCCGTTCTGGCGTAGGGTTGCGGCTAACGAGAATATCGGCGGGATTGGCAAGGCAATGGCTACAACTTTGGACTACGCTTCTCCTGCTGCACGTTTTGGCGTTGGCAGCGTAAAGCAAGGGGCAAAACTCGCTCCTGCACTGGCTGTTTACGAGGCAATCAACAACGGTGGGTTAGATGATGAAGCAATGAAGCGCGTTGGAGCTAACGCCTTGGTTTTCGGAGCATTTGCAAGGGTTGTTGGCGGTGGCAAGCAAGACCTAGCCAAAAGACAAACGGGTGATTTTTACAACTATCGCACAAAGCAACAGAAGCTAGGCGAGGATAAACTAGCGGCTTTCGATGCCATACCGGATCAAACACTAAAGCAATTCATCTCAACCTATGATTCCGCCTATCCAAACACTTGGGATTGGCAGTTCACAAGAGAAGGGAATAGCTCATTCGATCCATCATCTAAGACGATTACCGTAAATGTAAATGATAAGTCTGGTTTTGTCCGTGCATTGACTTCGCATGAAACGCTTCATTCCTTGACCTTCAAGCACGGAATGGATGATTCTATTGTTGCTAAAATGCTTGGCGACGAAACACGACCTGGATTAGTCCGTGACATAAATGGCAATCTGGACAAAGACTTTCGACAGTTTTACGACACCTACAACGAAAGGCTGGACGCTCAGGGATTACCTAGAATCGGCATTGAAGATGCGGCTGTTGAGTTCTTCACGGACAACGGAACGGCGGCTTTGTTCGATGACGTTGTTTCTGGCAAGCTAACTAAGGCGGCGGTTAAGACTCCATTGCGTAGGAAGATTGAGGACATTTTTGAGACAGTTTTTGCTGCTACGCCAATCGTCAAAGACCTTCACTACAAGCTCGGTGGGGCTACGGATGTAAACGGCAACCTAGTTATGGGTTCTGGATTGCTAGCAGATGGCATGAGAGAGCTTCCAGAGGTAAAGGCAATGGTTCGCAAGATGTATCGTGAATCTGCTGGGTTGCCCAAGTCACCCGTTAAGCCAGATGCAATGGGTGATGCTCCATCATCAAATCCAAAGCATTACAAAGCCGCTAAGGTCATAGATGAAATCAATAAGAAGAACGTTAAAGAAGGAAAGCCACTTATCGAAGGCGTGATGATTCCCGATAAAAATGGCAATGGCACTGGAAAACTTTCTGACGATCATTTCTCAGCACTTGAAGATGGCGGCATAATTAAACAAGGTGGATCATTAGAGCTTGCACATATTCAATCCACGTTTGACGCTGATAAAGCTGCATTGCTTGATTACACTCCGATTGAGCAAGGACGTTCCGTGCAAACCGCAGGAAAGACCGCAAATAAGGTTAAGCCTATTGACTTCATGTTGAAAAACGGAAGGCTTTACTTAGTTGCAATGGATATTACCCAGCTTGGGCTAAACATCAATAGGCTTCAAAGAAAAGCAGCAACATTAGGAATGTCGAGGGCAAACGTCCTGACTGATATTGCTGAGATGGCAAAGCTGCACAAAAGAGGCGTTTCAACTGATGGGTATTTCAAAAGCGTTGGCGGCAAAGATTGGAAAAACAGAAAGAATCTCATAACCGCAGTCCAAGGGCTTAACACGAAAGCGCAGCGTCTTACCAATCCAGCGTTTGATAAGCTAGGCATGGATAAGCAGACCGGAACGTATCGCACGTTTGCCTACGACCGGATTGATGGATTTACCGACCTTACTGGTGACATGGTTATCCCGTATGGGAATAACGCTTACTACACCTTGAAGGCGAATCTTATGCCGCAAGCCCCACGGATTAACGTGAAGGGCGAGATTGTAAGGGATGCTCCAGATGTTCCACAAATTCCACAAAACAAGACTGACGCTAAATCGCCAAGTCCAGTCCCCAAAAAGACTCCCAAAAAGAAAAATCTTGATAATAGTGTTGCAACCGGAATCGCCGTGGCTTTAGGTAGCTCTGGTGAAAAACGAAATGAGTGACGAAAAACTAGAGAAGTTCAAAGAGAACTACTACGACGACCGCCCCGACAAGAGCGAGTGGTTCCTTGAGGTGCGTGAACGTGCCAAGTCTCTCTCCCGCAACAACGTAGAGCATTACGCCCCACACAAGGCAGCGTTGGCGTTGTTCCTTTTATCTCAGGGTGCAAGGATAACAGAGATTTCCAAGAAAACAGGAATCGGGCGGGACGTTATCCGTGGGCTGGAGTGGCGGCACAACGACACCCTAGAGACGAAGCGGAAGGAGTTCTCCATGCGCTACGCCATTGCCGCGCAGGAATACACCGATTTGCTATTTGAACGCGCCACACAGCTATTTGACGATCCAGACAGCCTTGCCAAGATTTCTCCAGAGAAGCTGGCAATCACGGTTGGAATCTTGACCGATAAAGCCGCTCAACTGACCGGCATGGCGACTACCGTAGTGGAGCATCGCAAGGGGGCAAGTCTGGATGATGCTGCCAATCTGATTAACGAAGCAAGGTCACGCATCGCCAAGGGTAAGGTGATTGAAGCAGAAGTCGTATGATTTGGAGAACGCATCAAATCCTTACTCCGCCGTCCGACGAGGAACTGGTTCAGATGACACCGGAAGAAGTGTTGTCTATCCATCGCATCTACCACGAAGCGATTGAGAACGCAGAGAAAGACCCGTATGAGTATGGATTTCGTTTGCCTCACTGGACGAAGGCAGAAGAGCAGCTTCACGAAGTCAATGAAATCCTAGCACTCGGCGGCAACAGGAGCGGGAAAACCCAGTGGGGTGCATTCTCCGTTGTCCGTGCTGCCGTGGAGAATCCTAATTCGGAGATATTCTGCTTTGCTCAAACATCCGAAGTATCTAAACGCCAGCAACAAAGCGCGGTATGGGCTTGGCTTCCAGCGCATCTAAAAACAAAGTTTACTAGCGCAAATGCTTACATTTCATATTCTAAAAAGAATGGTTTCACAGATGATAGCTTAATTCTGCCGAACGGTTCACAGATTATTTTCAAAACGTATTCCCAATTTCAAAACAGTGCCATATCTCTAGAAGGCGCGGAACTTGGTTCTAAGAATCCAACATGGCACAATATCGGAGTATGGCTTGACGAATACCTTCTTGGTCCCGAACTAATTAACACCATGCGGTATCGACTTGCAACTCGCAACTCAAAGATGCTGGTAACGTTCACGCCGATTGATGGGTGGACTGAGGTGATTAAGGAGTATCTGGATGGGGCGACAACGATTGAAAGCAGAGAGGCAGAGCTTCTGAATAACGAGCTTGTCCCCTATGTCCAGAAGTCAAAGAAGCTGAATGCGTCCGTGCATTACTTCCACTCGCAAGACAACGCTTTCGGTGGATACGAACGCATTAAGGAAACGCTGAAAGGCAGAACGCGAGAAGAGATTCTGATTCGTGCATACGGTGTGCCGATGAAGTCACACGCTACCAAGTTCCCCAAATTCAACAAGGTGGTCAACGTGGTGGAGCCGGAGAAGATACCGACTCGCAACATCACAAGGTATCACATTATCGACCCAGCAGGATCGAAGAACTGGTTTATGTGCTGGATCGCCGTAGATGAGACGGGAACAATGTGGGTTTACCGCGAATGGCCTGGGGTTGACGTAGGCGATTGGGCAGAATGGCGGAATGGTAAGTGGATGCCTGGAGAGGGAGCCAAGGGGCAGGGTTACGGTATCCGCGACTACGTTGACCTTATCGAAGAGATGGAAGGTGAAGAGGATATTTTCGAGCGATTGATTGACCCCCGACTTGGTGCGGCAAAGTATCAGGTTCAGGACGGTTCATCCTCAATTATCGAAGATTTGAACGATGCGGGAATGGTTTGCATACCTGCGCCTGGACTGGAGATTGACGATGGACTGCAAGCATTGATCGGGAAAATGTCATGGGATACGTCTAAGCCGTTGGATTCTGTCAACCGTCCCCACTTTTACATCAGTTCCGAATGCGAGAATATCATCCAAGCGTTATCGGAATACACGGGAGACGGTGGATTAAAGGAGGCGTGGAAAGATCCGATTGACGTTTTACGCTACGCTGCAATTTCTGGAATAGATCATGTTGACAATTCCGTCAGTTTGGTTACAACTCAGGGAGGTGGAGGCTATTAACATGAGCGCAAAGAAAGAACCGAAGAAAAGAGGACGACCTGCAAAAGTTGTGGAGCCTGTTGTGGAATTGCCAGAAACGCCATTGAAAGCGGTGATTCTAGGGGCTTGCAACAACCCGACATGGATGCGCGGCAGGATCGACGGTTTTGCGGTAAATGTCAAAGTTCCCGCTCAGATGGCAAAACGCTTGATTGGGAAGGAAGTTAGTGTTATCCTTGTCGATTCAGACCTTGGCGACTACTACCAATACATAGCATGAACGACATTCAAGAAATAGAAGATGAGTCCCTTGTTTACCTAGACAAGAAGCCGGATATTGGTGCGTTAGCGGATGCTTACGACACCTGCTTGATTGATCTGGATTACTACTTTGAGTCTTGTTTGCGCTCCTACAATGATCGACGGAATATCTGGGATGGCAAGTCGGACGACCTACGCAAGAACGGGGCGAATGCTTTCCCGTGGCAAGGTGCTTCTGACCAAGAAGTAAACGTAGTTGGCGAGCGCATTGATATGTATGTTGCGCTGTTCGACCAAGCGTTAGCACGTTCTCACATCAAAGCGTTCCCAACTTCGATGGCAGCAATGCCCAAGGCTGCGGTTGTTTCTGGCTTCCTCAAATGGATGCGTTCCTCCTACATTCCCGACTTCAAGCGGCAGATGGAGCTTGGCGGAAACTACCTGATGGAAAAGGGAATCATGGTTTCCTACGTTGGCTGGAATCGTGAGAAGCGTTCCTACCTCCAGAGTGTTAGCCTAGAGCAGATTGCCGAAGCATCCCCTGACCTTGTTGAGATGATCCTTAGTGGACAAGATGACGAGATGCTGCTTGATTTGATCCAGCAATCATTCCCTGACCTTTCTACAAAAAGAGCAAAGAAAGCAATCAAAGACCTGCGTAAGATGGGCGTGGCGGAAATCCCGCTTCCTCGTCAAACGGTTGATTCTCCGGTTGTCTATGCTTGCGCCCCTGATGGCGAGGTAATGTTCCCGTCTTACATCTCAGACCCACAACGCGCTCCTTACATGTTCTGGCGCACCTTCCTTACAGCGCAGGAGCTTGAGAAAAAAGTAACCAACGAAGGCTGGGATGAGAAGTGGGTGGAGAACGCCATCAAAACACTTCGCGGGAAAGACTCCATGTATCTTGACGGCGAGAAGGTCAAGACTCAGACACGCCTTCCAATCACCGATGATAATGACCTTGTGATGGTTGTTTATGCGTATCAGCGTTTGATTGACGAAGAGGACGGTTCCGAGGGTATTTACTGCACTGTGTTTCACCCCCAGACGGATGGCTATGCCAAGCATGAGCTTCTGAATGGATACGATGACTACCCGTTCGTAGTCACCCGCCTAGCCAATGACCAGAAACGAATGTATGAGGTTCAAACTTTTTCAGATATTCTCCGTGGTCCTCAAATGCAAATTAAGACCGAGCGTGACAGCCGCATTGATCGTGCGTCTCTCGCAACTCTACCTCCTATCATGCATCCTGCTGGACGTCCTCCTTCTGATTGGGGTCCAGGTCGCAGAGTCCCGTATCGGCGTTTGGGTGAAATTGCTTTCGGTCCGATTCCTCCGCGTGATGATGGTTCTGTTGAAAGTGAGCTTTCGATGCGTAGTCAAGCTGATCGTGCTATTGGTCTTGATCTTGAGAATCCCCTTTCGGCGGCGCGGCAGCAATACTACATTGGCAAGTTCCTAGACCATGTGAAGGACGTTCTTACGATGGCGTGGAAGCTGTATCAGCGAATGGGACCAGATGAAGTTTTCTTCCAAGTGACGGGAAATCCCAACCCGCAGGTGATGACAAAGGGCAGTCCCGATGAGGACTTTTCGATTATGGTTTCGTTTGATTCCTTGTCGAGTGACCCAGATACAGCCGAGACTCAGTTGAAGAATATGGTTCAGTTGGTTCAGTTGGATCGTAACGGTATCATGGATGTAAACAAGTTGCTTGAGTTTGCGGCTTCTTCCATCAATCCAATCTTTGCAGATTACGTTCTGCAACCAGCGGAAGAATCTCAGCAGAAAGTTCAGAAGAACGTCACTGATGACCTTGCCAAGATATTCGCTGGCATTGAAGTTCCCGCGCAACCGAACGGCGCACAGATTGCTATGCAGCTTGTTCAAGCTTACGTCCAGCAACCCGATGTTGCGGCTAGGGCGCAGTCTGACGAGGCTTTCGCGGCTCGCTTGCAGAAATATGCCGGAGCCTATCAGTTCCAACTGCAACAAGCACAGAACGCTGAAATCGGGAAAATTGGAGTTGCCCCTGCTGAAATGAGTGGTATGAATCTTCAAGGAATGGAACAATAACAAAACTAAAAATATGCCAAACAAATTGAAACGTGAGTATCAAATAATCAAAAAATCACTTAACGATTTTATCAAAATGACTCCAAAACAAAAGGTGTCTGAAGGGAAGTTGCAAAAAGCGTTGAATTCTAGCCCTGCTGATAGAAAGTTAATTGATAAAGGGCGAAGAATGGATCTTGAAATCCGTGTCAACAAAGATGAAAAAGAAAATAAAGCTCGCGGAACTCAATCATCCACTACTCGCAAGCTAATCAAGTAACATAAAGCAATGATGGAACGCAAAAGATGTTCAGCAACATTAATTACAAATGGTGTAAATCATCATCCTCAAACGTGGAAGGCGTGGAATTTAGCGCAACGAAACGAAGATGACACTCCGGTATGGGATGTAGATTGGAAAAAAGTAGCTTTTGCAATGCTTAAAGAATCCAGCAATATCGAATCGCAGTTAAATGACTTGAAGCAACAAACCTGCACAGATGTATGAAAAAACTGATCAAACGTGCAGATGGTTCTCGCTCTCAGCGTGGAATGTATGATAATATCCGTGACGCGAAAGGCTCCGGCAAGAAACCCACGAAGGAAATGCTGAAACAAGAACGCAAAATCAAACGTAACGCAAAATGAACAAACTGCCAAGTGACGTAGCCAGATGCAATGGTGAATGGGTGGAGGATGGTGCGGATTCCGGCTGGCGTGAAGGTTGCGAAACCTGCTTGCGTAGGACTGCCACTCGTCCAGAATACTACTCACTGATTGATCCTCCTGCTATCCTTGCTTTTGAATGCGAACATCTGATTGAACCATGATGGAAAAGCGATTCACAAAAGTAGTCACCAATCCCACCACCGGACGCAAGAGAACCGTGAAGTTCGGGCAAGCTGGTAAGGCGGCAGATGGCGGTGATCGTATTCGCCCTTCTACCAAAAAAGCCGATGCATACTGCGCTCGTTCCGCCAAGATCAAAGGCGATTGGAAGTCTGATCCAAATAGTCCCAATAATTTAAGTCGCCGCAAATGGCGTTGCCGAGGAAGCAAATCAATGAAATAACATGACACTCACACCCAAACCAACAAAACGAAGCAAAAGAAAGTTTGAGTATTTTTCGCAATGTGAGGATGCATTAAGACTTCCACAGATCAAGCGTGATGATGAAGGCTACACCGCAGAAGAGTGTTTTCATGCAGTTGAAACGTGGGGAAGATTACTGCCTTGCCGTGAGCCTGAATTACTAGCTAGAGCATTGAATGGCAAAGAGCAACACGGGATGACGGTAACAATGATTGCCGAGGATTACATCGACAGGCTTATTTTCGCTATTGAGATTGAGCGCAACTATCCTGAATGGGTGCAGAAAGACATTTTCGGAAGAGCGGCACAACTGGCTGAAAAGAAAAATGGATTTATCCCTAAATTTGTAAGCGAGAAGGCAGACTTCACAACAAAAGAAATGCAACTAGCATGACACCACTACCAAAACCAACCATCCAGCAAGCCGTCAACGCACTCTCTGACCGTGACGAGTTCAAAGCAATCATCCAGTTCATCCAGGACGAACGCGAGAGATTCTTCGGAGACCTTCGCCAGTGTGTGGATACCAACGAAGTGATGAAGATTGTTGGCAGCGTGGCAATATTGGATGAGCTTCTGTCTCTGTTGAAAAAAGAAGGTTGACATTTCAACCACCCATGCTTTTATTGCTTCGCCGTTTCGTTTTTCGGCGTGTTTGTGTGTTCAGAGAGCCGTAGGGGTTAATCCTCTACGGTTCTTCTGTTTAAGCAAGGTGACGCACCCAACCCAACAGCCAAGAGTGTTTCACGGCATCCTGGTGTCTCTTGGCAAGTTTGGAACCGCCCTGCGCATTACTGCGTTCTGTTGGATGGGTGGTCATTATTTGTTCTCCAAAAATGAATTTGCCCCCATTCTGAATCCAATCGAAAACGAATCGCGGCACATTTCGTATCGGACATCAGTGGTAATGCTGCCCCACGCCACATCAATAGCTTCCTCTAGCGTAGTAGGACTGGTGATGTTTTTGGCGGCGTAAGCGTTAGCCGCTTTCCGAAACTCTTTCCAGAATGCCTTTCTTCTCGCTCCCTCATTTGGTTGCCACTTCGCAACAAAAGCAGCCATGTTTTTCGGATAAGCTGGAGAACAATTCGTGAGAGGCAACGCCTCGGAGTTGGTTGGTGTATTCATAGTCGTTAGGGGCGTGCCTCCACAGATGCGTTCTCGGAAGAAAGCTGGTGGCGAGCCGTGCGCGTTCTTGAGTCGCGTTCGTGCTCGTAGCCTTTCCCCTCAGTTGCCCATTCTTGCAGCATCACGATACGATACTCGGCAGTCGCGGGAGCCGTCAGCGTGCAGTCTTTTGCTTCAGCCATTGTCGGCGGCCATCCGCAAGGTTGCACCCGTCCATTTTCCTCATCTACTGCCAGCACCCAGTCCTCGCCGGATGGCGCGTGATGCACGATGTCAGCCGCTCGGAATATAGACCGAGAACAAGGCGTGGATGGACAACCCCCACCAGCTTTCTCCTTCGGTTTGCGTTTCAGTATCATCGACATTTTTCCTGTTCTCATCGTTCTATTTTGGTTCGGGTGGGGATGCCGTCACATCGGCGACGGCATAAATTGAATTTCATCCAGCATATCGCTTGGTTCTTGATGCCCGTTTGCCATTGCCTCAATCCATCGCGCTGGGTCAATCGTTGCCGTGTGCTTCCATCCTGCTGCTAGTAATTCAGCCTCTTGGATTTCTTCTGCGGATAGGCATTTTATCGCGCCATTGAAAGCGTAGATAAACAGCATCCGGTTTAGTTTGATCCACCCTATGTGTTTGGATTGGTTAGAGTTGTAATCGGGACTCCATCCTACGTGTCCTACTTGGAATTTATCGTTCATGTTTTTGTGTTGCGTAGTTAGTTTCTTCTTTTCTTTAGGACATTCAAGAAAAATGTTTATTTTTTTCATGGCAGGTCAAGCCAGCCTTTACCTGTTGCGCGAGTCTCAAACAAGAGAACGTCCTTGATGGTGAACTCCTGAAGCGGACACGGTTGTCCCGTTAAGGAATCAACCGTGATTTGATAACGTCCCTGTATGGAGCCACCCTTTGCTTTCTCACGACGGGGATTGAACCCGACCTTGTATCGGGAGTAGGACTGTCTCGGTAGAGTCTCCCTGCGAATTACTCCGCGTGATACAAGGCTTGCCCAGCCTTTCGACTGCGACTGATTACCCGTGCGCTGACAACCTAAACGCACAGAACCTTGGAGTTTCCAGCTAACCGAACTTCACGCCATTTCTCAGACTGCTCGGTTTGATATGTTCGTAGCCTTTCCGCTGGAAATGAAAAGCTCCGAGGCGGGAGGTTGCAATACCGCACTCGGAGCTTTCGGCTTGAGCTTTACACTCAAGCGGGGAGAACTTTAACGCTGAGTGCAACCTCTCGTCGGCGCAAATCTACCCATGTTTTTCTGACAACGCAAGAAAAAGTTTCAATGAATTTACATCGCCTTAACATCACTATTGACAACTGTAACAAATTTGCGTTAGTGTGCTGCAAATCGCACCGCCAAGCGTAAATGGCGTTTCCAATATGAGCAATCCAGAAGCTACCGCTGAAGCTATCGAATCAGTGTCTAACCTGTCATTTGAAGAGCTTGTAGCTCAGAGAACGGCAAGACAAAATCCAGAACCTGAATCCGAGGAGCAAACCGAAGAAGAGGAATCCGAAAGCCAGGAGGAAGAGATTCCCGATGAGTCAGAGGAAACCGAAACGGAGGAAGAACCCGAAGAGGAAGAAGAGGAAAGCGAAATTGATCTACTGTCGTTGACGACCGAACAGATTCAATCTCTAGCCAAAAAGGGTAAAAGCCGACTCCTGCAACGGATTGGTGAGCTAACCGCTCAAAAGAAAGCCCTTGAGGAAAAGATTCAATCTCAGCCGGAAATCAAGGAAGTCCCTCAAGAACAAAACCCATTCCGCGAAATACAGTCATT